GGGACTTGTCGTAGCCAATGATTACGCTCCAATGCCCACAACCATCGTTGTCGCACACTGCTGGTTTGCCTTTGGTGAAATCGCCTTTATGTAGCCAGCCAACCATGATTGGTCTACCAGCATCGATTTCAATCTCAATATCCTCAACCCTTACGTTTTTGCGAAACTCAGCATCTAGGCCAAGTGATCGCAATGCAGAAACCTGGGCATGAACTTCTGTCGTGTCGCCAAACTTACGTCGCACCTGCCGATAGGCATCTTGGCTTTTGATGCCGTGGTGAAAGGCAACGACCATACTTGCAGCGGCGTCGAAGCACTCACGCGCTCCGTATCCGGTCGGGCTTAAGAGCTGGTTGTAATACGGGACGCCGTAAACCTCTTGATGGATGCCGCTTACTTTCCACATCTCAAACCATTCAGCCTCATCGTCAAGCAGATCTTGATCGATGGACTTCTCCAGCTCCGCAATCGCAGCTAACTGATGAGGGTCGCCTTTCTTAAAGAACTGGAAAAACGGGAGTAGTGATAATAGCCCCACGATTACGCCCCAAACCCACATTTACTTTTCAACGCGAGTCTCTGGGAATAGGTTTACCTTGACGAAATCCACCACTTTGTCGTCAACCGTGTTGTCGGTGGTTTTGCAATATGCGGTCAAAAGATCAACCACGAGCTTTTTGACGCCGTTTGATTGCAAGAAACGAAACAGGATCGGGCGGATTAATAAAAGCATCGGAAACCTGAATGTGCCAAAAGTCTAATGTCTGTCTTGGATGCCTTCAAGACGAGCAATTGCCCTTTCGGCGTCGCTAAGCCTGGCAAAAACCTCTGTTGAAATAGCTGCTTGCTCTCGACGGAAAAGATCGACTTGAGAGCTTAAATTGTCTACAGCACTTGTGAGGCGCACCAACGTATCACGACCTTGCAGGCTTTCGCGGCTTGCACTCTTAACAGCGAGGGCACCCGCCCCTACGCTTGCCCCAGCGATAGCCGCCCAAACCTCTACCACACTTTTCGACCTAATTACCGCACATCATGGCAGAAGAACAGGTTAAGCAGGAACAGGAGCAAGAATCCGAATCAACGCCGTTGGCGGATTTTGTGAAACTCGCTGTTCTTACGTGGTCGATTGCAATGCTGACCCTTAATTACTTGGGCCACGTCAAAGCCATGGACCCAACTTTCCCCGCGAGTTTGTTGACAGGGACGCTGAGTTCCGTTGGAGTCAATATCAAACGCGCCAATGGCAAGAAGAAAGATGAGCCTACAGTTAAGGAAACAACTACCTCAAAACCTAAGCAAGACGTTTGATGGAGCAGCATCCCAATCGATTCAGCAACCGTTATTTGGCTTTAACGTCGCTTTGGGTACTTCTCCTGTGTTGGGGACATTTGCTCCCAACACTGCTTTTGGGCGCACTCTTAGTGCTTACTGTGTTGCTATTGCTGGTGACAGCTTTTCACGTTCAAAGTCGTACATAGTTTTAGCCGTACTTTCAACGAAGGAGCAGCCTACACTTAAGGCAGCAACTCCTACCTCTAAAGCAAAATGAGGCGTTCACTTTTAGTATTGGGCATCACATTGGCGGCTGCTTTGCCTGCCCGTGCTGATCTAACTCATCGAATCAGCAGCAGCATCCAGCTTGATGTCAAAGGCGCTTCAACCCGTGCTGTTCGCGTTGGCAACAACTACAGCATCAGCGGAAGCGGAGTTGCAACCAGTGTCACCGCTGGAAGCTCAACAACAGCCGACGCAATTGGTGGGCTTGGAGCTGTTACTGCTGGTGTAAACGCTGTAACGATTCCTGATGCCAAGCAGGCCAGTGGCGGCAGCTCTTTTAGTTTCGCCAACAGCTATACGCAAGGCGATACGGTCCCAACAGCAGCCCCAACTGTTGGAGCCGTACCTGCCTTTGGCGACATCACAAGTGAATCTGCTGGTTCTGCTGGAACACTTGCTGGCACCATCAATACTTCAGGCGCGATTACTTTGTCACCAGGTACAGGCACGGGCATTAGCGCAATTGGTCAAGTCATTACGGAGCTAACTACACGGTGATTCGGCTAATTTTCCTGCTGTTGTTGGCTTCCCCAGCAGCGGCAGTCCCAGTCGTGCCGAATTTCAGCCAAGGTCTGGTGACTAGCCGAACAGAATCAAAGACGATCATTAAAGAGAACATTCGCTCCGAGTCGTTTCGGACAGGTTTTGAATACTCGGTTTCTGGTACGGGGGTAAGTCCTTCTAGCGGCATTGTTAGCCCACCAGCAAGCAACAAAACCTTAAACCTCTCAAGCCGCTCCACTTGGGTGCAAACCACGCCAGGAGCAGCTTTTCAGTTTGCCGAAACTTACAGCGGTCCAGGCTTGATTGAAAAAGTGATGATTGACCGAGAAACAATAATTGAGAGCGTTACGGACTCCACTAGCACGTTTAGCCAATGAAAGCAGTTGCCGCAGCCTTTTCGCTTGGCTTTTTATATTGTTTGCCCGCTGCAAGTCAGGTCAGTGCAACCGCATCTCCAGTAAGTAATTCTTCAGGCTCAGTTGTTAACCAAGCTGTGCAAATTACGCCTGGTCAGTATATGAAATACTCGGTAGGTAGTGGTATTCAATGCGATGGAGCAACGTTAAATATTTCGCCTTTTATATCTTCTACGCATTCTTTTGGTAGTCCAAATAATCAGTATTATCAAGAAAACGTCTACGACAACAGCGATAATTATGGCCTAACCGATCCAGAGACAGGGATTGATGGGCCAGATGGGATCCCCGACAATCCAGGCGCTGTCCTCTACACAAAACCAATGAGAACAGGCTACCGCCAAAATTTCAGCAATAACTTCGGCATTACTGCAACCTTCTCAGTTCCTTTGGACTGGGGGCCAATCAACCTTTGCAAAGACGCACAGCGAAAACAAGTCGCGCTATACGAACAAGCTCTAGCTGACAAGCGTTTGAACTACGAGATGGGAAGACTCAAAGCTTGCTCCGAAGCCATAAAAGGTGGCTATGGGTTTTCCAAGTCTTCGCCGTTTTATGCCATCTGTGCTGATGTAGTCCTCAAACCCAAGCCTGTAGAAGGTCACACGCACCAAATCATTTACCCAAAGCGCGTCTCAGATCGCGAATGGCTAAATTCCGATGGCGCTGAGCAGAGCGCCGCTCCTGCAAGGATTCCAGTTTCTCCTTACGGCCAAGCTTCTGATTAATCTTCTTCACTACCTTCTTGGTCAAAGGTTTGACAAGCTTTTGCAAAATTGATGCGATTGGCTTGGCAAAGATCGCCACAGTTGTGGCAAATGCAGCAGTTAATGCAATCGATACAGTCGGACCAGGGTCAGGCAGATAGTTGTCAAACACTTGGCTGACAGGCACGGGATCCCAGATCTTTATGCACTTACCATCTTCTAGTTCATAACCGGTAAGAACTTTTGTCCCTAATTTATTGAACGATCCAATTTCTTTCGCCCCGTATGGCGGACAAGGTGGGGCTTGTGGCATCCTTGGATTGCCGGTATTTAAAGCCGGTTGCTTAAGGGGAGAGCCTTGGGTCGGAGTTGTTGGCTCCGACCTTTTTATTGGCGCTTTAGGTGGGCTTACCCAAGTGAAATCACGCGGTCTGTAGTCCGGCGCTTCAAAGATTGGTGCCGCTCCATCACACAGGGTGACTGTTCCTTGTGGATCATCCTCAAACGTTTCGACGCCTTTGCCTTGTGTGATTCTTACCCGAACACAGCCAGGCATGTCAATAACTGGAAATCGTGCAGACGTAACCGGCGGCGCTGCTGGTAAAACAGGTAGTGGTATCGGCTGACCTACAGAAATTGTCGGCACGCCAATATGCCCTACACCAATCTCAGGTATTTCTGGCACCTATCAGAACGGCAACTTAGGTGTCTCGATTGCTGGGCCTGTAGCTGATGGCAGTTCAGGTATTGCAGCGTCAATCTGGCTTGGCACCATTTGAGTTACAACCTTGGTCAACTCAAGCTTTAGCTCGCTCATGTAATACTTCGTCAGCGATGGGATGCGGGTGTAAAGGACAACCGACCCAGCAAGCATCGTTCCAGACATCAAGAACCCAAGGGCTCCGGCCAGATTGAAAAAGCGTTGCACAATAAGATCCCAAAGAAAAAACCTCCCCTGCTGTGTGAGACCAGGGAAGGTTGCAGTTGCTCTGTT